AAATGGGGGTTTGGGGGGTTTCCCCCCACCTAGAGATCAATATAAACATCCTTATGCGGTATTTCTTTGAGCCAATAGTAGACAACATCGCCAATAATAAATACCCATTTCATAAGCATATTTAAAATGATTGGGATAACTGCCGCAATAATGATTATAAGCCACACACTATATTTCAAATATAGTTTGTCAGGAATAAAATTCGCAAACATAATATAACAAACAATAGCACTGAAATATAAAAATAACAAAATTCGACGGTAAGTATGTAATCCGCCGGTATCATTTTCTTCATACACAACTTTACGTTCATTCGTTTTAATAATGCGATCAAACATATTAATTTCTTTAATTAACGATCGCTTTTCTCTCGTACGGGTAACTAATAGTTGTTTATTTCTTTCTAGCGCAGCTGTATCTGCCTTATATTGTTTCAAATCTTGGGTTAATTCCAACATAAATTCTTGCTGTCTTTCAACGGAATTTTTTCTTAACTCTTCTGCCGTTTTGGAAAACCGATCTATAATAAGATTGTTATAAATACCTTCACCACCCTCGTCTCCGTTATTGTATAAATACAAATTTTTCTCAGCCAAACTCAAATCAAGCGGCGCATTTTGTAAATTTGTTTTTGCGTTAGATAATACCCGCTGCAATTTTTCACTACGTTTTTTTTTATAACACTCAGTGCCCGGTGCACATGTAAGAGCCGTATCTGCAAACAGTGGAATATTTGGTAAAAATGAAGATATCAATGTAGAAAACGTTGCTGCTGGATCATCAACACCCATATCTATTATATATCTAATATATTTTATTTATAAGGCTTATAGGCTTATGGGAGCATAGTCAGCGGTAGAACTATAAGGCGCAACACCATTTGCGTTTGGCGTTTCCTGAAATTTGACCACTGCCGTTCCGTTCAAATTACCACCTAATTTTAAAGTATCAAATTTTTCAACGTTAGTGCATTTTTGCTTATCTTCATCGAAATAAAGCCCTTTGGAGCAACAGTCGGCTCCCATGCAGAAGCCTAAATTACCCATTAAATTTTTAATAGGATTTTCGAAATTAAATAAATGGGTTTTATTATATTCCAATACCGTGGGGGAATAATCAGAAGGATCTTCAAATTTCCAATCAATTTCGTCATAATTCATATTGCTGCGCATACTTATATTCCACACTTTTCGTATAACAAAAATTGCACTCACTGCAATAGTTATACCAATGGCATAATTAGCGATCATTTCTGGCAAAAAGCCCTTTTTCTTTAAAAGAAACAAGATTAAAATAGGAATGCAAACTATAATCACCAGTTTCATCAGTTCACTCTGGGCTTCATAACGTTGACCATAATAGGTATTGATTTGCACCATGCGCATTTTAGTGTCATTCTTGTTTTGCAGTTCGCCTAGTTTTGCTTTTGCACTATTTATTTGATCCTCGACCACATTTAATAATGTCATTTGACTTACGAGATCTACACGTGAATTAGAAACCCCTGATTGTAAAATCGCTGCATTTTCCGAAAGGGTCGCAAACATTCCAATACGGGCATTAGATAAATAATTTATTTGATTAATAATTGCGGTAATATCAGCCGGCGGAGTGGTGGGGCTTGCCATGAGTGTTGTTAATTGTGCTATTAAGGCTTGTTCTGTTGTTTGTAAATTTGCAATATTTTCTAATGGCGTCGTCATTTATATACTCTTTCAAGAAAATATAAATTAATCAGCATAAATTAGACAGTATAAACTAATCATCCAATTTAGCGCCACTTCTAGTAATTCTTATGGCAGCAATAATTATAATAATCGCTAAAATACTCCACAGAATGTGTTTGTAATTTTGTGATATCCGGTTCAAATCACGATCTTCATTCATAGCTTCTAATAGTTTTAATTGTTCGCCCGTCCAATCGCCCAGATCGCGGCGCGTATTTTGCAACTCATTTAATTTTCCATCTATATCACCCTCATTATTCATTAATCTACTTTTTATGGTGGTATATTTATCCATTAAAGTTAAAAATGATCCGACAAAAGTATTATTTAACGAGTCATTGGCAGACTTCACCGCTGCTGTTTCAGTTTCCGTAAATTTCCCTAAGCCACATTTTGTGGTACCTGTCATATTGGTAGTACTGAATTTTTTAGGATCGTCGGCATATACTCCCCAATCTTCGTTTGTGCCGCGCATAATTGTTAGCGGGCAAGATGAATCTATTTTTCCTGCATTGATGCTTTTGTTGCGCATATAATACTCATAATTATTGTTTATAAAGCGGTTGCCACTACTATATATTGTATCGTCTTTCATATGACAGACATTTCCTATTTTTTCATAAACAAACCCCACGCATTTTTTAGAGGCACTGGACTTTCTAGAATTGGCATCAGCAGCGGCAGCGATAGCAGCAGTTGCAGCATCATTGGCAGTGGCAGCCCTATTTTCGGCGATAGTGAGAGCGTTATTGGCAGTGGCGGCGGCAGTGGAAGCGGCAGAGGCAGCTGTAGCCTTAGTTTCAGCGTTATTAGCAGCGTTATTAGAAGCGGTAACGGTAGCGGCAGCGTTATTAGAAGCGCTACTAGCCGCAGCCTGAGCAGTGGCAGCGGCAGCAGCAGCAGTAGTAGCAGCATTTCTCTTATTTATATTGGTAGGGTCAGCGGCAGCGGCACTAGTAGCGTTATTAGAAGCGGTAATTGCAGCTTCAGCGGTAGTCCTAGCGTTAGATAAAGCGGTAGCAGCAGCGGCAGCCGTATCCCTAGCGGTAGTAGCAGCGGTAGCGGCATTAGCAGCGGCATTAGCAGCGGTAACGGCAGTGGCAGCGGCAGTGGCAGCGGCAGTCCTAGCGGTATTAACAGCGGCAGCGGCAGCGGTCTTAGCAGTAGCAGCGTTACTAGCAGCGGTATCGGCAGCGGCAGCAGCCTCAGCACTATTATAATCACTGCACTTAGTTTTACATTCGTTCACATTATTGACGATGGGTGCATATAAATCAGTGCCACTCAGTCCATAATTGCCAATCATCTCAAAGTCGGCGCTATAGTCTGTCAAGGAATTCGGATAATTATGTAGCATTCCGTAATCATCGACGTATCCAATTTTCCCTATGTCTGTTCGGAGTGAATTAATATTATATAATTTAGACGCACTGCCGTCTAAAACCATGGAGCTTCCGGTATTATTACAACCGCTTTCTATATATACAACTTTGAATTCCGTCATAGCGCCTGTAACTTCTAGTACTAGACGAAATTTTTTGTTCGTTGATATAATGTACTCACCTAAGCCTAAAAATTCATCGGCTGTTAAATAATTTTTATCCGAATGGATAAGTCTGCCTCTTGGCTGATCATCTACTAATGCTTTGTCCGCTAAACCTCTTAACATTGTATCATTTTTATTGGTCCATAAGACATTTCCACTTAAATCTGGAATTCTGCTCCGTATCGTTAAGGATCCATCATTGCCTAAAATTAAAGCGAGTTGTTCACATGTTCTATATGTGGAGGAACAGTTAAATACGGCTGTTTTCCCTCCATCAAACCCGGCATTTTCGACCATGACGGTTTTGGGGCTCTCTTTACCACAAGCATATGTAGCAACAAATTTTTTTTGACAACCAGGTGCTGGATCGTTTGGTGAATCATCAGCAAAACCGGACAAAGAATAATTATATGAGCCGTCAAAATTAACCCCTTTTATAGCATCTTGTAGTTTGGTTGTCCAATTATTGTCTTCCACATAATAATATGCCATTTATATAAAAAAATATTATTATATATTAAGTTCTTGTATATTATATTATATTTGGTATGCGATATCTTATGCGATACCTTATACTATATCTTATACTATATATTAGGTTATGAGTTTTAAAACAGCTGCTCGCATTGAAATTGCATTGTTCCAATCAATTGGAATTATTCTAATTTTTGTAGTATTATAGGTTAGCGGGGTGTTGGGTGGCAAGGTGGTATTATAAGTGTTCATTCCAAAGTTTACATTCGCTACTGTTTCACGTGTAGGACGATTAGGACTGCCAGTAAGACCAGTAAATTCCTTATCAAATCCGTCCGGACCATCATTACCACTGGTTTTAACATATGACCATCCCGCTGGTGTTAGGGTAGTATTCCAATACTGAACTTTAAATTTTGTTACATATTGGTTACTTGTGTCCATATCAACTGGTGCCTGAATAACTACACCAGCTACAGTGGTGCTGTTTACTAAATCAATAGTTAGATGTTGGTTCGGATTGGTTTTAGAGGTGTCGATCGGTCTCCAAGAACCGTTACCATTACTCAATACCGACTTAGCGTTTACACTATCCGGAACACTAGTGCCAATAACATTAGTTCCACCCAGCCCAAACACCGAGGAATAAGTACGATTTGCTTCAGGTGGATTAATGATATCATAATTAAATGTTGGTACTGATGAATATGTAGCTTGACTTTGGGCTTCTGCGGTAGAGGCGTTAATATTAAAATCTTGTACAAGATCACTATTAAAACTATATGATGCAATATGTCCGGTGGGATTTAGTCCCTTGTTATTATACAATAAAAGCGTCATCCCATTGGCTCTGGATTGGCAGCAGTCCTTGCGATTATAATAAACTATCTTATAGACATCGTATTCCTTACCCAGATCTAACAACCAATAATTTGAAGTGGAGCTATCTTTTGAATGGTAGCCACCTTCACCTCCATCTATAGACCTTGTAGCGAGCGTACCGTCAACAGCTTGTGCGGGCATATTATTAGCTCTATGGTCGCTTGCAGAAATATTATGACTGGAAGAAGAATCTGAAGCATCAGGAAGATTTGCCTTCTTGGCGACATTTATCGAAACACCTTGCACAAAAGCATAGACTGCTAGTTGAGAGATTTGTATATGGCTTTCACCAAAGTTGTTTTTGGACGCATTAATTCTTACATACCGCACTTTAATCGGTTTAACATTACCCACATTATTACAATTTCGTCCATAACTTGCTGTAATAGAAGACGGTACAATTCTTCCTCCATTCCATATATCGCAGGATGAAACGCCGCCGAAAGACGTCGTATCCATACCAGAACCAGATATCGAATTATTATAAAATTGTTTATTTGATTCTATATCTTTCTTTATCCCGTTATAAATACCGATTTGTCCATTGGCAAATAACCCGCCGAACGTTGCACCATTTGAGCTCGCAATGGTATATGCCACTTTTTCAAAAACATAGGGCGGTAGCGCGGTTGTGTCTCGTGCTGTGGCTGTATAACAATTATACCCGCCGCCATGTTTTTTTGTTACGCCAAATAATGGTTTTTTCGAATCATAAGCCCACGTTTGACAGGCTTTCTTGGCTTTAGCAAAGGTGGAAAAATTAGCGGTACCGGCAGTTGCCCCCGCAGGGGGGGTTGGGTAAGCAATATTAAATGCCGGGTCAATTGTATAACCGCTGTTTGCCGCTGTAAATACAGCACTGTTTATACATTGTTCGCTACTATTCATCTTTATATCTTCTGTATGAGGTAAACGGTTTGAAAATAAATTATAATTTAGTTTTGAGGATTGCATAGATTTAGCATATTCATTTATTTTGGCAGATAATGCTTTTTTTGAATTGGATAAGGCGGTGGTATAGGTATCAAATAAACTTTTTTTCGCATTTAAAACCGATTGTTCGGCACGGTTCAATTTATTAATACTTGCATCCACGTCAGTTGACGCGATACCATAAAACCCTTCTCGGAATGATGTACCTGCTGCGCTTGTGCCTGTGCCTGCTGCGCTTGTGCCTGCTGCGCTTGTGCCTGCTGCGCTTGTGCCGGTGACTGCTGCGCCTGTGCCTCTGCCCGAGTTAAAATTACTACGATTATTATTATATTGTTTTCCCTGTTCAAATATTCCTCTACTATCCATTATTATTATATATACATATTAATTATATATAATATTCATTTCTATTCTTATTTCTATTCTTATGATCTCGCTCTCATTTTCTTTACAATATAATCATAAATATAGTAGCCAATAACAATAATACCTAACGCTAACATAAACATATCTAAATTTCCAGATTTAGGTACCATATAAATATAAAATAAACAGCCCGCCACAAAAATCAAGAGTATCAAATATAAAATATATTTACTAAATTTTGACTCCGTGTTAATACTCGTTGTAGTATACTGTCCATCTAATTCCAATTCATCGGCTTCTAATTTCAACAGAGCAGCTTTTTTTTGCGCTGGAGTAAGATTTGCATCTTTAAGATCTAATTTAGATTTTTGAACATTCAATTCAGCCAGTTTAATGCGAATATTTCCAATTGTTGCATCAATTGAACTACGATTGGAAACCTCTTTAGGCTTTATATCTTCAACTAATTTATAAATTATTTTTGATTTTTCCATAATAGTCGCAAATAATTCTTCTAATGCTAAACGTGGTGTATCCGTTGCGGCAGTTTGGTCTGCCAACGCTGTATCATACGATGTAACGTCTTTAATTAAATTTATATATAAATTATAACTTGCATCATATTGTGCTAACAAAACATCTAATTCAGCTTTAGTTGAATTAATTAAAGCAACACTCGTGTTGTATCCACTATTAACTGGCATATTTTATATTATATATATATTCTATTTATTTATATACTGATCTACTTACCGATGTATTTTGCAATAACATAAATTGCCAATATTCCACCAACGACATAAACCGACTTTATTACATCCGCATTGGGATTAACTAATAAATTAAAGGTCATGCCGAGAATAGTGACAGCCACTAAAAAATAAACAATATAAAAATAATAGATAGAGGTCATTTTAAGCGTAACCGTTTCCATTTGACCATTTAAAGTATCCGCTATTTTCTGTGCGTTAGAATTGGTTGGATTAGCTGCGATATGTTGCTGTGAAAGCTCTGCCAATTTGGTTTGTATTTGTTGTATAGTAGCTTGAGCGCTCAATGTGGTAGTTGTTCCTGCGCTTCTTAAAGTAGAAATATCGGTTATTAATGTTTGTGCAGCGGCAATCAATTCGTTATATTTTGTCGATAGCTGAGTAGCTGTTACGGTTTTAGTTGCGGTTGGTGTCCTTAATTCTGAATTATATGTATTATATAAGGTTCTATATTCGTTAAAGAGTTTATTATAATTTGTATCGATTGGCATAGAAGTAGTTAATCCTTCCATTAAAGGTTTTGTCCCTTCTATGTCATCGAACAATTCCGGAAAAAAAGAGTTACTCAATAAACTATGATCATTTTCAGTCGAGTTTAAATAATTATTACTATAATTTCTAAAACTAATACCTTGTTCAATATGTTTATTTATATCCATTCCGTTTTCATCGATGTCATTATATATACCTAAATTATTGAGCATTTCGCTAATCATATATACATTATCTTCATAAAAAAGATTATAATGTATATTGGCAATAATTGGCAATAATATGCAATAATATGCAATAATGCAATAATTTTATGCATTTCCGTTTCTTTTCTTATAATAGATATACCCCACACTTGCCACAATAAGAAATAAGCAAACATTTCCTAACATTAATTGATTTCGCGATATTTTACTGTCATCTAACATACCCTTGGCTGAATAACTCGAACTTTTTAAAGACGATAATTTTTCAGTTAATACCTTATTTTCATTATCTAACGTGTTAATTTGCTCATCTAATATTGAAATCTCTTTTAATACATTTTTACTGTTTTGTAGTATGCTATTTTTATACATAAAATATTTCTCTTGTAATTGGAGCATTCGCGTGAGTGCTTTGTTATATTCTTGTCCATAAGTTTGGGTTGGTGTAAAATTTGATGATATATCTGGTGTTACTTTTCCAGTTGGGAAAGTGACAACCAATTCATTTAAAGCCAAATCAAATTCATTTTGTAAATCTATACCATTACCTATTAAATTACTGGCAGGTATTATAATACGTTCAGGTGGCACATAATCATCCATCTATGTATATGTATTTATATAGCATAATATTTATTTGCATATGGCTATTATTTATTTATTGGTACAAATGCGATAAAATTCAGCCTTAATAGCGGTTTTACTCGGACGATATATTCGGCATAAATCACCCGGGCGAATTCCAATCACTTGCGATACCGGACTAAACCGAGAAATATCCGGAATT